AGGGATGTAATCCCATCTAGGAGTACATCGTAGCCTCTTCCTATACATCTTACGGTTATGCCTAACCATGATTGTAAAGGATACCAACTCGCCAAATAAGAAAGAACAGTATAACCCCGATGGGTTAAACTGTAACTTTCCCCTTCCAGCCGGGAGACGGACCTCCCCTTCGCCGATCCTAATACTAGACCCTTTTCGCTCCCAGCTCTTATAGAGCCAGGATTGATTTGAGTCTCGTTTCGGATTGACAAGAGCAACTGGAACACGTATACCTGAATCGTAAGCGCTTTCGTAGGGAACAAAAGTCAAAAACTTCTGTTCAAGACTACTCGCAAGAAAACGAATAGTATTCCATAGTGGAATACCGGTATACGCAGACCAGTCGTTTAACTGGTTGATGGCGACAAAGATATCATATGGTGTGTCTAGCTTCTTAACGAAGACTGGACGAACAGGCTGGCCAAGAAACCAGTCAGCGCCACATGATTCTCTGAACGGACCTTCGAAGAAGGTCTTCTTAGGGTTTATACTGAATCCCAGGATGCCTAGGGTACGGATGACACGCGAGAAACAATGTTTCTCACAAATCAAATCGTCCCCAAAGCATGACCAGTTTTCAGTATGGCTCTTAGTCCCAAGGACATTAGAGACCGCCTTAAGAACAGCGCTAAATATGATTGTCTGAAGGGGAAAGGTGAAACCGTTCCCCATCGTACTGATCATAAATAACGGCACATGTGAGTCACCAATAACTGTATCTCTGGAACGAAGAGTTAATAACATGTCAAAAAGCCATGTTGGCAACAATTCCTCACAAAGACGCAGACTGATGGAATCACTTGCAGAACTAAGATCGATAGTCGCAAGACTATCGTCTAGACTGCCTTTACGTGCCAGTCGGCGATTGATATCAGGTTGACGTTCCAAATCGATACCAAAGTATCGTTTTAGTCGGTCTTCCATAATCGTAGCGAGTCCAAGCTGATAATACATATTCAGCGAGGGCTCGATACATATCATCCGACTGCTTGCGTTCGTTTTTGGTACGAAGCTACACCTACTACCACTTACTATGTGGGGAGGACCGTTCTTCTCGTAGCGGAGGCATTCCGCTTCGGAGAAGTTGGGTATCCACTCAGCATAGGACTTATACTCCTCGTATAAGTACTGAGACGTGCACGTCAACGAAGATGCAAAGTACTTGCTGTAATAGCTTGTACCTATAGCACCAACGGCAACTCCCGGTCCAGGCCTACCTCGACCAAGTAGGTCGAAATAGCTCTGAACAAGGGGTTCGCCCTGAGGATGGAAGAAATCATCTAATATCTTTCGGATTTCTCCGAAGATAAGAGAATCCTCTTCCGTCTCTAAGACGAGCCGCCAATCCCTACATCGGTTATTAGCCGATGTGAACGCTTCCAGTGCAGCTGCATCAGCATCCTTCGTGTCCCGAGGGATCCATTTACGGATCACGGAACTTAGAAGGTATGAAGAAGCAAACTGACGGTAAGTAGTCCCAGGATACAGATGATCTTGAAAATCAAGACCATCCGCCTGAGGGACGTCTCGGTAAATGGCTTCGAAAAGAGCGACAGGACTAAGGCCCATGTGTTTCTCCCGAACCGTTCGTAAATAGAGGTCATAGTTATATCACTATAACGTGCCTCCAAGTGCGATGACCAATGCAGAGACTATTGCGAGACCTCCTTTTGAGAGGACACCCGCTTTCGAAACTGCAACGGCCGTCGCGAGGATCACAGCCGCATGGCCGCGGAACCAGGTGATAACTGATTTCATCAGATAACACCGGTAACTGCGGTATCTCCCATGCTCGCGGAAATCTGGTTAAGACTTCCTACGAGTAGAGAGAGAGCGGCACGTACATTAGGAGCATCTGCAGAGTCGCTACCCGCAGGAATGTCCAGCGTCAATGTGCAGTTAAGCACAGAGGCGGCCTGGCCAGCCAACGGAGTAACTCCTTTGCGTACGATGATCTTGTACGTGTTCCTCGGAACGGAGCGGAGAATACCAGTCACCGGATCAACAACAGGCAGCTGTCGCAAGACAGGCGGTCTGCTGAGAGTGATGGTGAATGGCCGACTGGGTGAAGACGATGAGTCAACACCTGCTTGTGTCCCGCCAATGGCGGAGACGGCATACTGCTTCCCAGTATTACTGGGAGCAGTATCAGTCGCCAGGGTATACGTCGGAGACGTAAAACCCGTTTGGGCCCCACCTGTTACGGGTGAGG